TCATATTCAAAGAGTTCACATTTAAGTTGGTAAACGTAATTCTTTCCCAACTGGAAGAATGGATCTTCGTGCTCAACAAATTTTACTTCAAACAATCTTTGCCCTAATGGGAAATATACAAGATCTCCTTCTCTAGGGCGAGTTGGAGTAGGCATAATGGTATCATCAGTGCCATCATCCTGTCCTGCCATAAATGGAGCAATAAAATCTTCAAATCTTTCTTTGGATAGTGTAATAATTAATTCATCTCTTACACTTACACCAAATTTTGTCAGGATATCTCCTGCTCCGCCATATCCCTCAAAAGTATTTACATATGCTTCAATGGAGAAGTTATCATCAAACTTTGATGTCTGTACTTCTTCAATAATTGATTTTTTATTGACGTATTTTCTGGGAATATAAGTTACTTCAACACCATGAAAAGTTAGGTGCTCATTTATTAAGTCTTGGACCAATCTCTGTTCAGATGCAGTCCCTTGTAAGAAAAAAGGATTAAGTGCCATTATCCAATAAAGTCGAGAGGTGGCAATTCGTATTCCATAGTCATACGAGATTTGATCTCATTCAATTCCTGTTCTCCTTGCTGCAAAATTTCCCCACCATTCAATTCTATTCCACCAGGGAGTTTTACACCTCTAAACTTGCTAAGATTTCTTCCCCATTGTCGTTTAATCAATGCTGTTAGATATCTTTTGACAAAACTATCATTGTAAATTTGAGTGAATGAATCTGGATCAAGTGCTCTATAACACTCAATTACAATAAAATTACCTGCACTCTGTGATCCCCAATCAATATCCAAATATAATCTATCTTGTCTCTTATTAAATCTTAGTTGCTTATCTGTTGTCAACAAATGATCAATAGTTTCAAGATATGATTTTGTCATAGAATATTGAAGAAGTTCAACCGAGTTGAAATAATAAAGATCATTTAAGAACATTTGATATTTAATACTAAACATCCCTCCAGAGATTGAACTAGTATCAAATTTAAAAAGTCTTTCTACTCCAATGACAGAATCCGGAACTTGTATAAAATTAGAGTTCTCGTAGAAACTGAAAGTTGTTGCAGCAATTCCTGTAGAGGTTGCCGTAGTTGTTACAATACCAACCCCAGTTTTACCATTTACTTGGTTACCACCTGCAATATCTACTCCCTTTCCCCTATCAATATCGTCTTGAGTAATTTCGTACTTGAGGTACATTTTCTCAACACCGTCATAGTGACGCTCATTAAAATATTGAATGGTATCATCAACCAGATCATCAATTTGATCATCATCCACGTTGATTTCCAACACTGGAGCACCAAGTTGACGCAAACAATAATCGATTAATCCTTGCCTAGTTGACGGTTTTGCCATATTAACCTTCTAATTTTGCTTTGAGGTCTGCATTTTCTTCAAGCAGAGAATCTACTTGTTCCTTGAAATCTTGTGACAGAGTTGCTAACTTTGCTTCAAGAAGAACATTTTGATTTGATACCGCTGCTAATTTAGAATTGTATATTTTAATGAGAACATTAACATCCACTTCACTTTGATTTTCCATTAGTTACCTCAGAATGTGCCCCCATCCATAGTTGAAGTCCAGTGGGGCTTATTAGTATATATTACTGCAACATTACTAGGAACTGAACCAAGATTAGCGATTGCACCACTTTGACCTTCTCTTCTCAAATTGTTTGACGTATTGAACGTACCTTCAACACCAATCAAGTTGACAGTGCTACTATTAGTAACTCCAGATTCAACAATACCATATGCACCTGTGCTATCTTGTCTAACAAAATCACCAGTTGCTGCAGTAATGTTTGTACCGAGAGTCAAAGTATTCTTAGTAATAGCAGTTAGGATCTGCTTTGAAGTAATTACTGGAGATGCTGGAGCATTTGTCGATCTTTGGAGACCAGTATCATCAAAGAATACAACACCACCAGTTGCAAAATCGCCAGACTGATAGTAAATACCTTTAATATCCAGGAAACCTTTAGTTCCAGTTACAATACTATTTGAAATAGATGCATCGGGAACATAAGTCCATCTTCTGCTGTCATCAGCATGAGTTCCGTGGTTGTCAGCATCTGCTGCACTATTGGCAATGGAGTCGTCCTCCATACCAAAGAATCCAACTTTGTTGTTGCCTGCACCAGAACTTGTATTGAAGGCGAACGAAATACCTCTGTCAGTATTACTATCGTAAGCGTGAGTGATAGTTACTTGAGTTGTGGTGGTAATACCAGCAGTTGTGGCATTATTGATAGTAATCGCTTTGGTACCAGGATTATATGCAGTAATTGTAGTATTACCTGCAATACCTGCTGCTGCAGTAATTCCATCACCAGTGTTGATACCAACAATAGAATCCAGAATCAGAGAATTTGCACCACTGCTGGCTTCTGCCATAACAGTTCTGGTACTAGTTACATCACCAAGATGGAAAATTGGATCATTAAGGGTTGATGTTGTAGAGTTGACGGTTGTAGTTGTACCATCAACTTGCAGATTACCTTTGACAACAACTGTCCCCTCGTTACTCAATCCATCAGGATATGGATCAATGAACAGAGTATCGCTACTACCTGGTGTAGTTGAAATTACATTATCTTCAATCCTTACTTGACCAAAAAATGACTGTCCAGTCACCGTAATGGCGGTGTTCCATTCCCAAGGAGCACCAGTTACGCGAATTACGTTAGTGCCATTTTCGTCATATTCAATTTTACCATCTTTATCATCACCAAATGACAAGAAAGTGTCATCAGGAATATTAATTTCACCTGCACCATGTGGATCTAGTAAAATATCACCATCAGTATCTGTAGATGAAATTTTATTTCCATCAATCCTTAGGTTGTCTACGTTCCACTGATCAACCTTAAGTGATTCTGCTCCAGACAATCCAGAGTTAGTTGCTGGTGCCATAATGGCAACAACACCTCTATCTTGGTTTCTTGCATTATGAGAAGCTGCTGGAATATTTCCAGGAGCATGCTCCATCATAGAGGTATAATAATGACCACCAATCGGATTGGCGTTGGTACCATCATCTCCAAGGAATACTCTATCCTTGTATTGATTTAAACCACCATAACTACCAATACCGGTTACGTATCCAAGTTCACCCCATTGTAGGGTAGCTGGTTTGCTAGTACCTGAGGATCTTTTAATCCTAATAATACTTGCCATGTCAGAAATTGCCTCCGTTGATGTCTAAATTCTGCGTTGCGCCTGGCGTCAGGGTAAGTGTTGCTTCCCATTTTCTGATGCTGCTGTTGTAAACAAGCACCATACCATTTTGCAAGTTAGAAGCACTAACATCACTGAGTTCTGCCAAAGAGAGACCCTGAGCACCTGCAAGAGAAGATATAACTTTTACTGCTGGTTGTTGACCTACTCTGACTTTAATTTCAGCCATTTATAATGTACAGATCAGGATGTAAATATATTTATATTCCTTGAAGTCCCAAACCACTCACAACTTCCTGTTGCTTCAAGTATAGTTTGACATATGATTTGGCAATATCTTTCAAAGTATCCCTATCATCACACGAATCAATCTCTCTAGCTAGTTTCGTATATTCAAAACTTTTGGAAAGTTTATCAAGAGTAATATCATCTGGGTCCATTTGCTATCTCCCTTAGTAGTGATTTGATTTCTTCGATGTCACTTTTAATTGTATCAAGTTCTTCTCTTTCTGTCTGCCTCCTTTTTTTCATTTTCATATATTGAGCATAACCAGCACTATCATTATTGATGATAGCACCAGTATTTCTATCTCTAAAGAGATTTTGCTCATTTTCAACTTTTATTAAATCCTTATCTTCCATACTATGCGAGTGCGATTGCTCTGAAGTCCTTCAGTTTAACAGGTGTTGATTCGTTTATAGAAGACATAACAACTTTAATTGCAAATGCCGTAAACTGATCAACATTATTTACACTGAATTGATATTCACTGAATCCCTCTTTATCATTAGCAGCGACAAAAGCATCTGCTCTTCCACTACTCTTCTCTGGGTCAATTGTACGATCTCCAAATCCATCACCATCATCATCAATTAAATTATCATATCCAGGGAATGGAATGAACTTCTGTTCAATTTCACTTGAATCTGCTTTGATTAATTGATAAAGAACACGGAAGTCAGCATCTTCTTGTCTATTTGCTGCAATATAAACCTTGAGACTTGTTGCAGGTTGTGAGAGAGAAATTTGTTTAGTTACAAATATTGCTCCGTGAGGATCATTTTCAATTAGATTTGCTCTGGAATCATCAACATAATCTTTAACAGGTGCATTTGATTTGTTTCTTCCAAGAATAA